GACAGGGGCGCCTCAGTTATCGGCGGGGAATGTGGTCGTGCTATCTGGTACGGGTTCCGCTGGGCAACGGTTCCGAAGTTCAACGGTCGCATCCTGCGCCTGTTCAACCGCGGGCACCTTGAAGAAGGTCGGTTCATTGCTACACTACTGACGATCGGTGTGCAGATCTTCCAGCAAGACGAGAACGGCAAGCAATTTCGCATCAGCGACGTTGGCGGGCACTTTGGCGGATCATGCGACGGTGTGGCCGTCGGTATTCCGGATCTGCCTCCTGGCACGCCCTGCCTGCTCGAGTTCAAGACGCACAATGACAAGTCTTTCCAGAAGCTGGTCAAGGAAGGTGTTCGCTCTGCAAAGTTCGAGCACTACGTTCAGATGAATATCTACATGCGTAAGATGGGCCTGCCCGTTGCGTTGTATGGTGCAGTCAATAAGAACGATGACGACTTCTACTTCGAGATTGTGACGCTCGACACCGCAACGGCTGACCAGTTCAGCGACCGCGCTCGACAGATCATTCTGCTGAAAGAAGCGCCCGCACGCATCAGTGAGTCTCCTGGCTGGTTCGCGTGTAGCTGGTGTGAACACAAGCCTGTTTGCCACCTCAAGGCTGCACCGGCTCGCAACTGCCGCACGTGCAAGCATAGCGAAGCGCGCGACGACGGGAACTGGCATTGCACGCTCCAAGGGTTCGAGCAGGTTATTTCGAAGGAACTTCAGCTAACTGGTTGCAGTCATTACGAGGTGTTTTAATGTTCCAGCCGCGCTCCTACCAAGTAGAAGCGGTGAGCAGCCTCTACCAATACTTCTCGACGCAGAGCGGGAACCCTGTGCTCGCACTGCCCACCGGCACAGGCAAGTCGGTCATCATTGCGATGTTCTTGCAGTCGATCTATTACCAGTTCCCGAGCCAGCGGGTAATGGTACTGACGCACGTGAAAGAACTAATTCAGCAGAACTATGAAAAGCTGATGACACTGTGGCCTGCTGCACCCGCAGGCGTCTATAGCGCAGGGCTCAAGCGACGCGACTTGCACCGCAAGATCACGTTCGCTGGTATTGGTTCGGTCGCAAAGCGTCCTCAAGACTTCGGGCACATTGACATCGTCATTATCGACGAGGCGCATCTGGTAAGCCCGAACGATGAAACGATGTACCAATCATTCTTGAACGCACTGCGCGAGGTGAATCCTTACCTGAAGGTCGTAGGGCTCACAGCGACACCCTACCGCCTTGGTACAGGGCGCATTACCGACGACGGCATCTTCACGGACATCTGTTTCGACATTACAGGTCTGCACGCATTCAACCGTCTGATCGCGGAAGGCTACCTTGCGCCGCTGGTGCCCCGCCAGACGAAGCAGATGCTCGACACTGAAGGGGTCCACATGCGGGGCGGTGAGTTCGTGCAGTCGGAACTCCAGCGCGCGGTTGATAAATACGAGATCACACAGGCTGCACTTCGCGAGACGTTGGAGCTGGGCTTTGATCGGAAGCACTGGTTGATCTTTGCGTCGGGCGTGGAGCACGCTTGCAACATTGCTGACATGCTGAACGACATGGGCATTCCAACTGTGGCCATCCACAGCAATATGGGCGATGCGCAGCGCGACCAAGCAATTCTCGACTTCAAGGCTGGTAAGTACCGAGCGGCTGTGAATAACAATGTGCTGACCACAGGCTTCGACTTCCCCGCCATCGACTTGATTGTGGTGTTGCGCCCTACCGCGTCGACTGTGCTATGGGTGCAGATGCTGGGCCGGGGTACGCGCCCGAGCCCTGAAACGGGGAAAGAGAACTGCCTCGTTCTTGACTTTGCTGGTAACACCCGCAGGCTCGGACCCATCAACGACCCTGTGATCCCTCGCAAGAAGGGTTCCAAAGCCGGTGGCGAAGCACCTGTCAAGCTGTGCGGAAGCTGCGCGACCTACAATCACGCCAGTGCGACTCACTGCTGCTACTGCGGGGCGGAGTTCAGCTTCCAGGTGAAGATCAAGCCCACAGCAGCCAGTGACGAACTGTTGCGGGGGGAGGCTCCGCTGGTGGAAGTGTTCAAGGTGGATCACATCACCTACAGCAAGCACGAAAAAGCAGGTCGCCCGCCCATGATGAAAGTGACTTACTATTGCGGGCTCCGTTCCTTCAGCGAGTACGTCTGCATCCAGCATGACGGGTTCGCGGGGCGTAAGGCTCGTCAATGGTGGCGTGAGCGCAGCACCGCAGCGTTCCCAGCCAGCACCGCGGACGCCCTTGTGGTCGCCGACACGCTTGTTCCAGCGACTCACCTTCGCGTGTGGGTCAATAAGCAATACCCCGAGATCCTGGCCCATTGCTTTGACGGAACCGCGTTCGGGCAGCAGGAAGCGGGCGCACCGCCTACCACAGACACCGCAGCGCCTCACACTGCTGCGCCAGTAGTGTTGGACCTAGACGACGACATCCCCCTCTAGTTTCCGTCAGACAATTATTTTTGACGAAGGGCTTGCGCGATCGATTATTCTCTCTTACATTACGACCCGTGCACTTGACGCAAGTGCAGACGTCCTAACCACCGTAAGGAGAGATGAAATGACCGCGACCACCAATACCGTTTCCAAGTTCGACGCGATGGGTAAGGAAGCTCTTCGCGCTGAGTGCCGCGCCGCCGGCATCCGTTACGGCAAGATGAACAATGCCGAGATGCGTGCTGCACTGGTTGCGCATTACGCCGCGCTCGAGCAAGTTGAAGAGAAGGTTGAAGAACAAGTTGAAGAGACCCCGACGTCCAACGGCATGTCTTTCGCTCAGATGCTTGTCCTGACACCTGTTCCCGCTCCTGCCAATGTTGGTAACGTGACCCGCGTTGTCAATGGCAAGCGTGTTGAAGTTAAGGCAAAGGGCGAAGCTCGTGCTCGCACCGAGAAGCCCGCCGCCCCTGCTGTGCCCCGCGTCTCGCGCAAGGGTTATAAAATCCAGAAGGGCCGCGAAGAGCGTAACGGTGTGAAGCGACCGTCCGAAGGCACTGTGTGTGCCGCAGTGTGGGCCGAATTCGACAAGAACCCTGAGATCAAAGCAAGTGAGCTGGCGGCACTTGCTGATGCACACGGTTGGAACCGCACGAACGTCTCTTGCGAGTTCTACGCATGGCGCAAGTTCAACGGCATCAAGGGTCGTGCAGCGAGCCCACGAACTGCACCTTCCACCACACCGAGCCCCGGCGAAGCACGCCAAGGGGCACAACGCCGAATTCAGCGGCGCCGATAGGCGTCCGCTGGAATGACTAGTTGGACGTTTTGGCGCCCAAGAAGGAGAAAACGATGTTTGACCATGACGATTACGAACTGCACGAAGCCCAGAAGCACGCATGCCGAATGGCAAAGGAGCGCGACGAAGCCCTGCTGAGGCAGGCGCTGGGGGCGCTGGAGTCCGCCGACTGGTACATCGGACAGCTGGAACGGATCGTATACAGCCCCGATGACACCGGGACGCACGAGGAGCGAGCCAAGGTGCAAAGCACTATCGCCGCCCTGCGCGAGCGGCTGGGGGAGAAGGCATGAAGGAGCAATCATGAACACGAGCAATGACGGAGACACGGCGTTTCCGATGTGGGAAATAGCTGGATTCGGCATGTCCCTGCGCGACTACTTCGCGGCCAAGGCGATGCAGGGTTTCATCACAAACCTAGACACCGGAGAGGAACGGCTGATCGACGTCCCGCAGTTGGCAAAGTCTGCATACAGCATTGCCGACGCCATGCTCAAGGCACGGGAGGCGAGCGATGAATGACCAAACCACACACGCCGATGGCTGCTGGAGCTGGGGTCCGAAGCACTACGAGTGCGCAGCGAGGGAGTTCGGTCGCCGTTTCATCCTCGTCGACAATAACCCGGAGGCTCTCGCAGTCATGGCCCGGCGATTCGACGGTGTCGAAGGGATTGAGTGGGTCGGATTCGATCCGCGCGTGGTGGAGATGAGCAATGACTGACCGTCGGCGGGCTGGGCAGCAAAAAGACCCGCGCCACCATTTTTGAAGTCGCGGACCGCATGTGGAACGAAGCTGGTGCGCCGAAAGACGTTCCCGCCGTGCTTCAGTTGCGTAAGACCATCATGATGACATAATTGACAGCGGTTGCGCCGGCTGGTCCATTTTTATAAACTGCGAAGCACGTCACCCAGACGTTACACAACCTCAACCCTTAGGAGTTAATCATGTTCGAAAAGACCCAAGAGCAACTGGACGCCGAAGCTGCTGCCGAGGCGAAAGCAGCCAAGCAAGCCGAACGCGAGGCCAAGAAGGCCGCGGCTGAAGCTGAAAAGGAAGCGAAGAAGGCGGAGCGCGAAGCTGCGAAGCGGGCCAAGCAGGCTGAGAAGGAAGCCAAGAAAGCTGAACGCGAAGCTGCCAAGGCTGCGAAGGAACAAGCGAAGGAACAAGCGAAGGCCGCT